TCGATGTCCTCACCGGATATATTGAGATGTCAAGTATTTGCAGCGTCCCTATTAGTTTCTTGGTCTTTCGCGGGCAGGGTATTAAGTTAACTAGCTATGTCGCAAAAAAATGCAGAGAAAAAGACACATTAATGCCCGATCTCGAGCGAACCACTGTAGCAGAAGGCTATGAAGGAGCCATTGTTCTTCCGCCCAAATGTTCCATGTATATGGACAACCCGGTAGCGTGTGTAGATTATGCGTCTCTGTATCCATCATCCATGATCAGTCAGAATTTCTCGCACGATAGTAAGGTGTGGACAAAAGAATATGATTTGGATGGGAATTTGATTCATATTAGTGGAGATCGCGATCAGAAAGGGCTCTTCATCTACGATAATATGCCCGGATACCAATATATTGACATCGAGTTTGACACATACCGATATATTCGTAAAAACGCAACATCTCGTGCGGAAAAAACAAAAGTGGGTAAAATGGTTTGCAGATGGGCTCAATTCCCGGATAATAAAAAAGGTATCATGCCGTCCATTCTCGAAGAATTGTTAAAAGCCAGAAAAGATACTCGCAAAAAAATCAAATCCGAAAAGGACCCATTTATGCAGAATATTTTAGATAAACGTCAATTAGGTTATAAGGTAACCGCGAATTCATTATATGGTCAGTGCGGATCTCGCACATCTACCTTTTACGAAAAGGATGTTGCGGCATCGACGACTGCGACTGGTCGAATGATGATCACATATGCCAAACGAATGATCGAAGAAGTCTATGGCAATTTAATCTATACAACGAAATCGCACGGAGATGTTCGCACACGCGCCGAATATGTATATGGCGATACCGACAGCGTGTTCTTTACATTTAATTTGGAGCGACCTGATACGGGAGAAAAAATACGCGGACGGGATGCGTTGGCCATCACGATTGAAATCGCACAAGAAGCCGCTGCCCTTTGCACACGTTATTTAAAACCGCCGATGGGGTTAGAATATGAAAAGACGCTGATGCCGTTTATATTATTGTCGAAAAAGCGTTATGTGGGTATGTTATATGAAGATGATCCAAACAAAGGATATCTCAAATACATGGGGCTTTCGCTCAAACGCCGCGACTCGTGTGATTATTTAAAAGACGTATATGGCGGTATATTGAATATATTGATGAAAGAGAACAATCTCCAACGCGCAATCGATTTCTTAGACAAGGCATTGAACGACTTGGTCGAAGGCAAGGTGAGCATGGATAAATTGGCGATCACAAAAGCCTTGCGCAGTGGTTATAAAAACCCAAATCAGATTGGCCATAAAGTGTTGGCGGACCGGATTGGCAAACGAGATCCAGGAAATAAACCCAAGCCCGGGGATCGTATGAAGTTCGTATTTATTGTGAATGATCAACCCAAAGCGTTGATGGGCGACAAGATTGAAACCCCGGAGTTTATTGTCGAAAATAATCTGAAACTGGATTATACACACTATATAACCAACCAATTGATGAAACCGTTGCAGCAATTATTTGGGCTGGCTCTGGAACATCTGTGGGAGATGCAAAATAAAAAGTCGGCGATTAAAACCTATCGTTCCGAAATGGCCAAGATGGAATTCGATTATCCGGATATGGAGACATTTATGAAGAAAAAAGAAAAATATTGTTCGGCCAAGATAAAGGCCTTATTATTTGATAAAGTGCTGAATCGAATTTATAATGAAAGAAATCGTATTCAGCCGATTACGTCATTCTTCACGCGGTTTTAGAGCATTGTTTGACACGTGTATATGTCAAATAATGATTAAGAAAGGACGACGGGTTCTTTTTTATCGCGGGAATCCAATAATTCGTCGGCTGATCAGGTTCGATGAACTGTCGTATTCTTCCTCGTAATCAATGGGTATTTCGAGACGATAGATTAAACCGTTCGATATATCTAATTGGGAGGTTAACGCGCTAAGACTGTTTGAAATTCCGCCTGAAAGCGATCTAAACAAACTATGGAAATCGTCGCTGAGTAATACCGAATCATTCCTCACGTTCCTCGTCGTGGTTGGGTGAATCGTCGTAGTTTCCTCCTCTTCTTCGTCGGATCCATCCTCGGTATTATTACTGAGGTTAATCAGACTGGGTAGGCTATCGTCATCTTCGACTACCGTGGCTTCCTCATCTTCGACTACCGTGTCATTTTCATCATCGTCCGACATGCGTATATTATGGGTTGGAGCAGGTGTATAGACACTACGCGAAGGTCTATATGTGCGTATATCATAACGGCAAATCGGACATCTTACATTCATGGTAAACCAATCGTCCAATGACTGACTTTTAAATGTATGTCCGCAATATCGAATGCGTCGCAAGAGATCGCCTTCTTGGAATTCTTCCAGTGTGATAGGACAATTTAGATTGGATAATTCCATCAATGGACGATATTCCATTAATTCGGTGGCGCGTTCGATTTCATCGCGTGTTGGGCGAACAATCACATCTTGAAATCGATGGTGAGCCGGAAAAAACGTGCCAGAAACATCTATATTCGGAAAAAGTAAATAGGATAGGTTTTGATAGATTGTGCGCGGAGGTGCACGGGTCGGTTGCGGGATAGGTCGCGTGTTAATGGGGGGAATATTCGGCGAAGTATATGGAGCTCGTGGAACTGGCTGACTCGATTGACGTTCCGCATGAATCATACTCTGTATGATATTCAAAAAATGATAAACATTCAAAATGTAATCATGCATATTGGCCTGATACGTTTGAATGTTTGCATTAAACCCTCGCATAATATCTCGTATCGTAAACAGATAGGCCTCATCCTGTTGCGCGCGTTCTCGATTATATGTTATTGGAGATATAGTAGGCATCGGATTCGATCGATAACCATAAGTAAATGGTGTTCGTGCGGCTCCGCCGCCGGCGGCATGTGGTGTTCGAGGGGAATTATTCGGTTCAGGGGATAATCTTCCGAAATTTTCACGAACGAAGTCAGCAATGATACTTTGTAATTCTGTTTCAAATCGTTCGGATGAATTAGACATTTTGTAAAGCTTAGTAGTAATATAAAGACTATTTTTATATTATAGTTATACAAATCTAATTAACTATTCTTCATGGACTTGTCCAAATATTATAAAAAGGGTATGGTCGGCCTAGAAAACTTAGGGTCGACTTGTTTTTTAAATGCCTGTATGCAGGTATTAAACAATACATATGAGTTGAATGCATTTTTAGATTCGGACGATTTTTTGAAGTATATCAAAAAAGACGCTGCGGATTCAGTTATATTAACAGAATGGATGGAATTAAAAAACGTTATGTGGAGTGGAAACGGTGTCGTCACACCACGCAGATTTGTGCATAATGTGCAACAAGTGGCGCGTAATAAAAATAAGGATTTATTTACTGGTTTTGTGCAAAATGATATGCCCGAATTTCTCCAGTTTTTCCTAGAATGTGTTCATAATAGTATCTCTCGCCGGGTTTCGATGAAAATCAATGGGAATCCCGAAAACGATATCGATAAACGTGCTATCCAATGTTATAATATGTTAAAGGAAACGTATTCGAGTGAATATTCGGAAATTATGGATATGTATTATGGTATTTACATGTCCGAAATTATTTCAAAACATTCTGGGGAATGTTATAGCATGAAGCCCGAGAGTTATTTTATTCTTGACTTACCGATTCGCAGCGAAAAGGGTTTAGCCAGCACCCTCTACGACTGTTTTGATAATTTCACCTCAGCGGAGGTGCTGGAAGGCGACAATGCCTGGTTAAATGAAAAAACGGGTAATAAGGAAGACATCAAAAAACAGATGTCGTTTTGGAGTTTTCCTAAGGTTATCGTGATTACATTGAAACGATTTAGCGTAGATGGGTCTAAAAAACTAAATACTCCGATAGATTTTCCTTTAGAAGATTTAGATCTGTCTAAATATGTTCATGGATACAACCCGGCGTCGTATAAATATGATTTGTTTGGTATATGCAACCATATTGGGGGTGTTTCCGGTGGACACTATACGGCGTTTGTAAAAAACGCAGAAAATCGATGGCTACACTACAATGATCATAATGTAGAGATCGTCGATAATCCGCGCCATGTCATCTCTCCACTTGCCTACTGTTTATTTTATCGTAAAAAAAATAACTTACTATAGTATATTAGATTTATACTATTTCGTTTCATGAATGCGTATGCGCCAACTGGATCCACCGTAGATATGTCCTCTATCAATACACCCATTGCTCCTGCATTGGCCACCTCGACGGTTGCCGATGAGCCAGCCACGACCACGACTGTTGCTGCCGCCTCTACGCCGGCTCAGCCAGATACAACCGTTCCTACTCAGCCGCCTGCGTCGGCTTCAACCACAACATCCAGCATAACCGACATCATGAAAAGTCTGTTTACTCAAACCAACATGTATATTGTGTTGGGATTTTTTGCTGGATATTTTGTGCTTTACACGGTGCTCGGTAAGTTCTTTAACCAAGGTCAAGAGCCCTCCGTGTTTAATTTGGCTATTAGTCGAACCATTGACATCTTATTTTTCATCGTATTTGGTTCGGTTGTGTATATTCTTTACAATAAATATAAGGCAGATCCGAATACAAACTTTTTTGCGGATCTAACCAAGCAATTTACAGATTATGTTAGCAGTCCGACATCGTCGATTACGACCGGATTGTTTTTGATTATCTTCTATTTTATTGTTTATTTATTCCGCATACCCAATGAACCTGCCACGAAACCGTTTGTGGTTTCATCCATCGAAAATATTGCATGGATATTATTGGTGATCTCCCTCTTCGTTGATTTTTTCACCTATAGTTTAGGGGTCTCCTTTTATGATCTATTTCCATTCTTGAACTTTTCAAAGAAACAAGCTGCGACAGTTGTGCCCAGCGAAAAAGAAGTGTTCAATGTATCAAACAATATTTATACCTATGACGAGGCACAAGCGGTATGTAAGGTGTTTGGAGCAGATCTAGCCAATTATAGCCAAATCGAAGAGGCTTACAATAAGGGCGCGGAATGGTGCAATTATGGCTGGTCGGAAGGACAAATGGCGTTATTTCCGACACAAATAGAGACCTGGAATGAATTACAGAAGGAGGATACGGAATGTCCCGCTAATTCCAAGACTCCTAGTGTGAAAAATAACTGCGGACGTCCAGGTATTAACGGTGGTTATATGGCAAATCCCTACCTGAGGTTCGGCGTAAATTGTTATGGAAAAAAGCCCGTGTCGACTGTCGTCGAACAAAGCCGCACGGCAACAAAACCAGAGAAGGTTCATCCCAAAAGTGAACAAGATATTCTCCTTGAGAAAAAGGTGGAGTATTGGAAACAACACAAGGATAAAATGTTGAATCTCAATGCATTCAATAATGTAAAATGGTCGTCGCGCGAATCCGGCACCACTGCAAATGCAGCTAAGGCATAATTATACCCATCGGTTTCTGTGTAAAATGTCGTTCTCTACGAACCACATTTTATTTGTCTAGTTTTTTTTCGATCGTGGCAAACAGTTCGTCGTTATAGACTAACTTGCCGGTCGGTTTATAATCGTGAATCGAGGTGTATTGTTTCGCCGGTTTTTGGTTTGGCGTGATGGTATTGTGCATACGACCGGTTATAGCATCGTTCGGATCTTCGTGATCATCGTCCTCGTCGTTTTTATTTCCGATAACATTTCCCTTTTCATCAATGATATATCCGGTCTTCTTTTTAATTTCATTTCGAACATAGCTAGGAACCCAGTTCTCCCATGAGACAAACAAGGTGTTTGGGTGAATGTATTTAGCTTGGAATCCGTTTTCTTCTAATTTTACTACTAAATATCCGATACAATCCCCTTGTTTATAGATAGGTTCTCCAAATATATATTCAGGAACTGTAAACCATATAAATTTATCTTTCCGGTTTGTGCGCGTCGTGGTCTGTATGCGCTTATGTATACGATTTAATATTTTATTAAAGATGGATAGTTGTTTCAAATCTCGTTTTTGATGTTTGTTATATAGATCATCGATGTTTATTTTATTCGTGGATTCTGCATCGTCCGCAAATAGAAAGCAAGACATATTGTATGGATAGTATATTATACTCTAGCCAGAAAAAACAAGAGGTAGAACAAACGTGTCTTGGAAAACCTCTCCATGATACTGCGTTTATTCAGATGCACGAATTATCTGCGTTAACCATATATGTTTATGCATCAAGATACAACCGATACGGCAATACCCGATATTGAAATCGAACAAGAGGTAGTAGAACCGGTCGAGACTGAAACCCACGATTCCGATGGGCCGATCATTCGCCATCTGGTTATTTCCGGAGGAGGTTTAAATGGATTATCCTATTATGGCGTATTACGAGATAGCAGCCAACGTGGTATATGGGACGTGAAACATTTGCGGACTATCTATGGATGTTCGTTTGGGTCGATCCTCGCCGCGATCATTGCGCTCAAATACGATTGGAACGATATAGACGACTACATTATTAAACGTCCGTGGGAGAACGTATTCAACTCCGATATATTATCTATGCTCAATTCCATAACAGACAAGGGTATTTATAGTGTCTACCAAATGGAGGCCATCATGGCGCCTCTTTTACGCGGAAAGGATTTGTCTCCGGATATTAATCTATACGATTTCTTCCAGTCTACTGCCCTGGAAATTCACATATTCACGACAGATATTCACGCGTATAAGATGGTTGATCTCTCTTATAAAACTCATCCACGGTGGCGTTTAGTAGATGCGATATATGCATCCTGCGCGATTCCCATTATATTTGCTCCCCATACAGATGGATCCACGTATTACTACGATGGTGCATTCTTCGCCAATTATCCTACCAAATTCTGCGTTGAAAATGGTGCGAATCCATCGGAAATATTAGGGATAACCTCCTTATTTTCGCAAATGGAGAAGACTTGCATAGAACCCGAGTCCACCATGTTTGATTGTGTCTCCGTAATATTTGGAAACATTCTACATACGGCTTTACAGCCCTCTTATACGGGGGGTATTGGAAAAGAGTATAAAGTGGTTCCGACTCCGTCTACCTTATCGGACATTTATAACACAATAACAAACCGGGAAGAGCGGTCTCGGCTAGTTAGTATGGGTGCAGAGACTGCGCGCATGATGGATTTGACATCGAATGATACTAACATTAGCGTGTCAAATGAAACCGATTGCCCACTATCGGAAAACAATCCAAGTGCTCTAATCGTTGAGCATAGTGGTGATAAAGCTACCCAAAGTGCTAGCAGTGATCTTTGAATCGAAATCGATTGTCTGGTTATCGCGAACTAGCTTTACCGTGGGATAAGAATCAATCGCAAACTTGTTAATCATAGAAGTCGTGTTTGCATTTTCTTCTGTGCAATCGACATCCATGCAGGTTAAAATATATCCGTTTACCTCTTTGCCGTTGGACGCAGTTTTAAATTGCTGCCATGCGGGTAAGGCCTTCTTGCAATGAGGACACCAATCAACGTGGAAAAAATAAATGATCGCTTCTTTTGATCTGCGGTTTGCATTCGCAATATCCTCGTAATGTTCTAGCGTTATTTTAGAACGAGAGTTGAAATAGTAATAAGTCGCATATAAAAATACGGCTAGAACCAGCGCGATGGTTATCCATGTGTGGTAGGGTCGCACGGCCTTTCGAACCAATTCAGTAAGAGTCGTCATCATGTATAGTATATGAGGAGAATAATATTTGGGCAAATTTAGCGAAGTTGGCCCATTCTGCTAAATACCCTATTCCGTCGGCATCACCAAGATTTTGGCGTGAATTATTATATCCGTTATTTGTAACGATCTTAGTTAAATTGGTGAATGAATAAAACACAAAAAAAGAAGAGGTCCACAGACCGCGTGTATTCCGAACAAGACTATAACAGTAATGATGGTATGTTAACCTGTATATGGGG